GCTACAACTGAGTCGTACTCAGTTATGTACTCCTGGTCCATCTATTCCTTCCCATTGACCTCTTTGTACCAATAGTCCGATTATGGCATAGTTGGCTAGGTCTAGCAGAGTATCTTCAATAGATTCATAGTTCGGCGTGTCTATTTTTTTATAGTATAGATGTTCAAGCCGTGTCATCTTGTCGTGCATTCGCACCACTATGCCATTCATAGCACCACCTGGTGCTTGACCTATGTTGTTAGGACCATAGTCTGCGTGTTTGCGGACCATAGTAATTTTAAGTTCTGACAGGATGTCATCAAAGTGTTTAATGTCCTTCATCTAATACCTTCTTTAGTTCTACGTCTAGGTCTGACATCAAGTCTAACACGGTAACTTCTTCTATGAACTCCTCTGCTTCTCCCTGTGCTGCTGCTACTAGGAAGTTAGCAAGGATAGTAAGCAGGTTCATCCCTATTTCTGGATTTTTTTTAGTTTGTATATAGACATCTCTAAGGGCTGAGAGTAGGTCAATACCTTTAGTATTGGTTAGGGGTAGTCCTATAATTCTAGGGTTTTGCTCTATGTAATCCCATACTTCTTCATTGCTCGTTGATGCATCGCTTGATTCGCTCATCTAACCAACCTGCCCCTTCTTGTAGAACAATACTGTTGACATCGTGCCCTTCTGGCATCTGGACTATGTTTACATTTCCTAACTCACGACTAATCTTTTTGCCGAACTCTAGCCCTGGGCTATCACCATCGGCTAGTACGATTACTGTATCAAAGTCATCAAGAATTTTAGTGAAGTATGGCTTCCAGTTGTTAGCCCCTGGTACTCCGACTGCTGGGTGTCCTGTCTTGACTACTGTTGTGATGCAGTCAATCTCACCTTCAGTGACGCAGATATAGCCATCGGCTGTGAGTACTGATTGTGCGTTGAACATTGTGGTCTTAGCACCTGGTAGTCCTATGTACTTAGGGTCTTCGCCGTGGATACTGCGAAAGCGTAGGTCCACCACACCTGATGGTGTGATGTAAGGAATTACTAACTTACCCTTGTATCCTTCGTGACCTGGTAATGGATTGTCCACTACTCCGATATGAAACTTCCTTGCTTCGTCTACCGACAGACCCCGAGTTGCTAGATAACTTGCTGCTTGAGGTATGTGCTGGGCGTATTCTGTCGCTGCCTGTAGGAGAAATTGTCTCTGCGAATTTGACAGCCTCACGATAGTTGCCTCCTTCTCTGTGCATAATTAAGTCGTATACATCTCCACCAACGCCACATCCGTGGCATTTAAATCTACCTTCATCAAAGTTAATACCTGCTGATGCGTGTTTATCTGGGTGAAATGGGCATCGCATCTTGCGCCAGCCACTGCCCACCTGTGGCAGTCTGGCGCCTATATATTCTAGATAGGCAGCGATACTATGTTTGTCCATCTGCTTTCTTTAGTAGTGCTAGCCATACCTGTGCAGGCATACTGGCATACCACTGACCAACATCTCCTTTGCCTTTGCGCTTGTGTAAGACTACTCCTGTCCAAGCATTGTCGTTCTTCATCTCTACTTCTAACTCTGCTGTCCAGCCTGCAAGGTCCATCTTAGCGTGGTTCTTAATCTCAATGGTAACTCCTGGCACACCGCTTATATCGCCTTTGTCTAAGGTTGCTCCTGCGAGTCTGCGGTCTGCATACTTGTAACCATTGGCTTTAAGCCAAGCAACTACATCACGTTCTGCTTGGCTACCCTTGCGTTTGGCTGCGCTACTCAACGGCTGCTCTTGCTACCTTCAATACTTCTGCTTGTACTTTATTGTAAAGGTTATCACTGTTGTATAACTCATCAACAATAATGTTCCACTCACCATCTGATACTGCTGCTCCTAAAAGAACTTCAATATCTTCACGGCTGAATGACATATCCCATATCTTAGTTTCCATTGCTCACCCAACTTTGATTTTCTGATGGAACACAGTCATAAACTTCCCAACCTGGATGGTCTTCTTCTGCTATCTTTGTTGCTTCTGGTATATCATAAGACCAAATTGTAATCATTTTGTTTTGCCTTAATTGAACATCATATTTTGTTTTAACCATTGTACATCTGCTCCTGCATATATTTAACTTGAACGTCGTCTAGATACATACTGTCTGGATTGAAAGCCAGGCTGACATAGTTGTTACCTGTCTGGTCTGCTCGCCCGTATCTGTTCTTGACTGGGGCTACGCAGAGATAGGTTTCATCACCCTGCTTCATCTGTCCTATAGTCAATACCATTGCTGGAATCTGATTGACCAGACCCTGAATGGCTGACCGTGGCTGGCAGGGATAGCCTTCAAAGCCTTCTTTAGTATGGTGCAAGACCAGCACTGCTGCGTTGGTATCTCGTGCAAGATACTTCAACTCTTTCATTGCTGCTCGCATACCTTGGAATTCTTCGTGACCATCCATCGCAATATCCATAAGGTTATCTACCACAATAAGCGTTGGACTTCTACCCCATACAGTTTCAAATGCACTGACCTCATCATCTAAATCTTTTAGAGTGGGAGTGGATTCAAAGGACCAGAACAAATGATTGTTTAGAGTAAGGATTTCTTCTGCTTGATTAGGCTCACGCTTGAGCAACTGTTCTGCTGCTGTCTGTGTCATACGACCTGACATTGCAACAAGACGCATTGCCATAGTGTGAGCATTGGTATCTGCGCTGAAGTACAGCGTAGGTACTTTGGATTTGGCTGCGATTGCCAGTGCAACTGATGACTTACCTGCACCTGGAGTGCCAGCAACCATCGTGATTTCTGCACGGCGCAGGATAATTCCTGCCCGCTCAAATGCCGCAAAAGCGGGCGGCAATGGTTCGCCGCCCACTTCTGCTTTACTAATGCTGCGTCTGAGAGTTCTCAACTTCTATCTCCTTACCACAGCGTGTGCAATAGATTGTTTTATGAACAAGTGAACTCCAGTAAAGGTGTCCAACTATTTTGCAAATCCACATTACTTGACTTGCTCAGCGACAAATGTATTCCACTCAGGAGAACCAGCACGAACATACTGATTCTTACACTTATCAAATGCACCCTTTGGTGCTGGGCAGAAATAACCACGGTATGTCTTACCGTCTTTACCTGTGCCTTGAATAGCAGTCATCTTGCCGTGTGGACAGTTCTTACCACCGAGTGATGGTGCTGCTGACCAGCCACCGTTATCGGCTGGTGTGTTGTCAATGATAGATGCGCCAAGTGTTGCTGCTACTTGGGCTGGTGCCATCGGTTGTGACGCTGGCGCTCCGTTTCTGACTACGCCTTCAAGTTCTACAACTGCTGAACGTAGTGCTTCAAGTGATGATGCAACTAGATTATCTAGTTCATCTGCGTGCTCTGCACGAACTGTTACTAATGAACCTGCTGCTGTTTTTACTGTGATACTGATTGGTGCTTCAGTGCTAGCCACTGATTGTCTCCTGTTCTGGAAATGGTGTAGCAAGACCTTTTTTGTCTCGCCATTGTCTGACTTTCATTGCGAATTGTACTCCCTTCCAACCCTCTGCTATGTCTATCCAAACTAATTTGCATAGACCAGTTCCTGCTGGCAAGTGAATGATGATGGCTTTGTCTTTGTTGACATCACCCCAACTGTTACGGCGACCCGTATCAATATCATACGGGGAGCCGTTTGCATAGATTGCTAACTGAATAGCAATGTTATTAGGATGGTCAATACGACCAGTCTTAATATCCGCAATGAATCGTTCACCTTTATACTCAACAACTCTATCGGGGGTACCAGCAATTTTGTATTTATCTAGTACACAGAATTGTTCTATAAAGATTTTATTAAGTTGTTCTGTTGCTTTTTGATAGGCAACTAAGTCTGCTGCCCATTCATCTGGGATAGGTCCAATGTCCTGCCCCAAATCTAGTTTCTCTGCAAATGAATGTAGTGCTGTGCCGATAGTTGCTGCACGGCTAGCACCTGCTACTTCCATAGCATCTTCAATATATTTATTGATAGCCATCTTATCTTCTTGTGCTGCGCTAATTGCTAGTAGCAAATCACTACGCACTGTTAGACCAATGGCTGCCATACGCATCTTCCAAGCAGTTAGTGCTGCTGGGTCGTCAAGACTATTGGCAATAGTAGTTGCACGGGTGTAAGCCACTGGCTTGCCACCTGTTTTTGGTACGACTAACGGGCGACCGTATCTATCTCGGTCTATTTCAACTTGCATTTGTCTGTTCCTTGTCTCCTTGTTAAAAGAGACAGGCTGGAAAGGAGACTAATCAAAACCAGCCTGACTCAGTAGGCAGAGTGTAGCAGATAGAAAGGCGGTTATCTGCTCA